GATCAACAAGCAACTGATATGGATGGAGAGAAACAGAAGAACTTTCACGCCCGAACAGATGGAAATGTTATTGGATGATTTCTTAAAAAAAAACTTGCCTCCGACAGTATACAAAGAGTCAACAGAAGACTTGATGATCTCAGAAACAGATACTATGAAGGTGATGTGCAATTTGAACCAATAAAAAATGAGTTACACCCTCTATAAACAAAGCCATGGAAAGCAGTTTAAAAACTAAAAAAAGAAAAGCCGAAATTGAAGCAGCAACAGAGCCTATTTCACATTTTGAACCTGGGGTTTGCCCCGGCAGAGAGTATTTTGAGAAACGGGACAAAAACGATCGGGAGATGTTCACTGAGATAGTGACCAAGGCTCTAGGGGATGTCCCGAAGTATATGAAGATAGCCGGGGACAATCGACTTTGGTTGTGGTTTCTTTCATCGTTAGTGCTTATTGATACAGCAATGATACTTACACTAATTATAATGGTTTCAAAGATACCGAAATGAAACACATTTGGTTGATAGATGCAGGACATGGCGGAAATAGATCGGACGGATCATACGAGACTGCTCCGGACAAGATGTACGAACACTCCCCCTCGGAGATATTCTATGAGGGAGTGTTCAACCGCCAAATCAAGGATCTGCTGATTCGGAAGTGTTGGGAGGAGGATCTGGATTGCATAGATCTTTGTCCCACTGAATTGGACATATCATTACCAACAAGGGCAATGATTGCAAACCTGTATCAAACCAGATACCACAACTGTGTGGGAATTTCCCTTCATTCCAATGCTTCAAAGAATCATAAAGGGACGGGGTTTGAGATTCATACCAGTGCAGGGGAGAATCGGAGTGATTTCTTGGCTTCCATCCTGGGGAATCTTTTGGTTGCCCGCTTCCCAGATATCAAGTACAGGAAGGGAGATGTAGAGGGAGAGATGGACAAGGACAGTTTATTTTATATTCTTCAACGGACTACTTGCCCCTGGATTCTTCCGGAGTGTTTGTTTTTTGATAATTACAAGGATTACCAAAAGCTGATTGATCCAGAGTTTCGAATCCGGTACGTAAAGGCCATTATTGATTTTATGAAAAAGGCGGAAGCCTTGAATATATAAGTACATGTTTAATCAAAACCAAATAAAATGTCAGTAGTTGATCAAAATTTATCATTAATTAAGCTCCTGGAAGAGGTAGGAGTTCGTTTGAAATATCCGGAGGATTGCGGGAATCATAATGACGTAACTTATTTATTACCTTATCATTTTAGGGTGGTTAAAGGTGAAGTTCAATTACTGCATAATCAGACAGATCCTAAGTATCAAGAGGAGCACGATACGGTTGAAGCTGAGGCAATGTCTCGCTTTGAAAAATGGTGGGGAGCCGGGGGGTGTTTAACGGCCTCTAGGAAACATCATTCTGAATTAGCAAAATTAAAGGAGTAGTTAACATATTGTTTAATCAAAACTAAGAAGTAATGAAAAAAAGAGTTTTATTGTTGGTAGCGTTCTTGGCACTATTGCTTGTGCCGGTATTCTCTCAGACCGTTCCCGCCAGTTGGCAGGATCTGTATGAAAATTATGGAGTGTTCCTGGCTACCTATCTCGGAATTGCCGGAGTGGCAATGTTCCTGGGTGAGTCTGTGATTCGACTACTGAAACTGACCACGAAATTTACAAAGGTTGTAGCTGTGTGGGTCCTTGCTGTTGCCGTGTCCTTTCTTGGAATGGCAATCAATGTAGGGTATCTGGCTGAAGCTACTTGGTGGGAGACTCTGTTGTGGGGGATGTTATCCGGGGTGGCTGCCAATGGCCTGTTCGGTGGTAACATTGCATTCCTAAAGACAGCAGTTGAATTCCTGATTGGATTGATCAAGGCTAAAGAGCCAAATGAATGAGGTTTGGGTTGGTAGTAGTTGTTAGGTAGGGGGAAGGCTCCCCGGTTCTCAGCCGTTGGGAGCCTTCTTTTAAAAACTGGAAATTATGGATGGAATAGTGAATGATTTTTTGAATGGAATGCCCTTTCGGGAATTTATTGTTTTGTATGTATGGGCATTGGCCGGGACATTATTGATGTTCTGGAGGGCTGTTGATAAAGGGATCAAGACCAGTACCAAAACTTCTAACAAGTTTGAGTGGCGTTATTTCTGGAAAGGAGTCCGTCGTACCATTTCTACTTTAGTCCTGATTGCTGTTGTGATTATTTACTGGCCTGAGATATCAGGATTCCTTTTTCAGGCTGATACGGTGATTGCCCTTACCGGGTGGTCTGCATTTTTGATTGTCGGGGTAGGTTCTGATAAGATCACTGAGACGGTGTTTGGAGAAAGTGAGCAGGGATGGAACTACCTCAAAAAGAAATTTACTAGCGGGAAAGTATCATGAAACGAAAAGCAGAGTCACCACCAAAGGAACTTACATCCTACACCAAGTCGGAGTTAATAACCTTTTCCACTGAGTTGGTCAACCGGGCAACCCTGGCCGCTCGTTTAGGCTACCAATACGGAGGAGATCGAAATGTGTATCAGGCACTGGGTTACCCTCAGGATATTCTGTACGCTGATTATGCTGCCCGGTACGCCCGTCAGGATATTGCTGCTGCTGTTATCAACCGGCCCGTGGAATACACCTGGAAAGGTCCGTTGGTTATTTCCGAATCCGGGGATGACGAGGAAACTACTCTGGAGAAGGAGTGGAAGAAGCTGGAGAAGAAATTAAAATTGAAAAGTAAGTTTGTCCGCTTGGATAAACTCGCTTCCGTGGGTACATATGGGGTGCTGTTGTTGGGGTTTAGTGATGTAAAGAAATTGGAGGATTGGAGTAAACCAGCCGCCGGGACCAAGCGTAATCTATTATATGTAAAACCACTGGGAGAAGGCAATGCTAAAATTGCTTCATATGTTTCTAGTACAGGGAGTGAGCGTTTTGGGATGCCCGAGATATATGATGTCACTTTAACTAATCCAGGGACCGGGGACAGCACCACTGTTTTTAAGGTCCATTGGTCTCGAGTGATTCACGTAACCTGTGAGCTACTGGAGAGTGAAGTGGAAGGGGTTCCGGTGTTACAATCTGTATGGAATCGGCTGATGGACCTGGAAAAGATTGTTGGTGGTTCAGCTGAGATGTATTGGCGTGGAGCGAGGCCTGGTTATCAGGCTGTGGTTGATCCTGACACTCATGTGGGAGCTACCCTGGAGGCTGACCTGCAGGATCAGATTGATGAGTATGAAAACAATCTCCGCCGGATGATTGTGAATCAAGGGGTGGAGTTCAAAGCATTACAAGCCCAAGTCAGTGATCCTTCCAAGCATGTGGATGTTCAGATTCAAATGATTTCGGCTGAGACGGGGATCCCCAAACGTATTTTGACAGGAAGTGAAAGAGGTGAATTGGCCAGTTCTCAGGATGAGTCCAGTTGGTTTGGGGTGATTCAAACCCGGAGGGAAGAGCATGCCGAGCAAAACATTGTTCGTCCGTTTGTGGATATGTGTATTGAGTTTGGAATTCTTCCAAAGCCCTCCACCGAAGAGTATCAAATTCAGTGGCTGGATCTCTTTACTCCATCTGATAAAGATAAAGCTGATGTGGGTAAAGTTCGGGCCGATGCTCTCAAGGCATACGCAAGTGATCCACTGGCACAGATGATAGTCCCTCCAGAAGCCTTTTTCGAGCTGTTTTTGGGACTTAATGAAGATCAGAGGGAGAAGGTCATGGAAATGTTCGATGCAGCAGTTCTTGAGGAGGAAAAGCGCATTCAGGAGGAGGAAGCCATGATGGAGAAAGAAGGGTTAGGAGAGGAAGAGGAGGAAGAGGAGCCTGAAAAAAAGAAACCAGTTAAAAGAAAACCAGTATGAGCACCTCCGCCACATATACTCCGACTCAGGTTTATCAATATGACCCTACTCGGACTTCGACGTTGAGAAACGCTTGGGTGCGAGCTATGAATAAGCGGTTTGATGATCTTACCAGGGTGATTCGGAAAGCAATTGTGGAGGATGATTGTTTTGGACTCCTTCCTCAGACCTATTCCCCGGCATTAGCTTCCCCAGGTAAGGAGGCTTTTAACTTTCCCCGAACATCGGACAAACTGAATGCATTTATGAAGTGGCTGAATGGAGAGGTGGAAAAAGGAATCTTGGAAACAGCTCAATATTCACGGATAGGAAGTTCAGTGGAACCAGCCTGGACCAATCTTTACATTCAGGATAGTTATAAGCGGGGTGTATTACGAGCCAGATCTGAGATGAGAAAAGCGGGGTACAAAATACCAAAGTCTGGTGATGTGTTTGGTGGGATTGATGCTGTATTGTCTGCCCCGTTTCATGTAGATCGGGTTGGATTGCTTTATACCCGGGTGTTTTCTGATCTGAAAGGAATAACCACAGCGATGGATACCCAGATCAGTAGGGTCTTGGGGATGGGATTGGTGGATGGAGATAATCCAAAGGTATTGGCTCGGAAACTTGTGGCTACAATTAACGGATCAGGAGCTGGGGAACTTGGGATCAAGGATTCATTGGGAAGGTTTATCCCAGCCAAGCGTCGGGCAGCTACTTTGGCCCGTACAGAAGTCATCCGGGCTCATCACCAGGCTAATATCCAGGAATATATGAATTGGCAGATCCCGGGGGTTACTGTAGTGGCTGAGTTTGTAACGGCTGGGGATGACCGAGTGTGCGATGAGTGTGCTAGTTACCACGGGAACCGATATTCATTACAGGAAGCTCAGTACTTAATACCTGTACACCCAAACTGCAGATGTTGTGTAATCCCCGTGGAAGCTCCAACATCAGGAGAATGGGAAGAGGCTGCAGGTTTATTTGAACAAACATGATGAATAACAAGATCACCATAGCAATGCCCTATTATGAAGCCCCGGAGATGCTCCGGGTTCATCTGGATTACTGGTGTAAGTATCCGGATCACATTGCTGAACAGTTTTCAGTAGTTATTGTCGATGATGGCTCCCCAAACTTCCCGGCTGAGGAGGTTCTGAAAGAAAGTTCGTTGCCTAAATTCTCAATTCAATTATTCCGGGTGGATAAGAACATCCCCTGGAATCATGGAGGAGCAAGAAACCTTTCGATGGATCGTGCTCCAGAGGGATGGGTCCTGACCATGGATATAGATTTGGTATTGGATGCTATGGCTGCTGAGCGATTGGTGGAAATGGAATTAAGTCCCTGGAAAATTTATAAGCCGGATCGGTTGGATTTAATTAATGGAGAGTGGACCCCAGCCAAACGTCATCCTGAGTCTTTTATTATGACCCGGGATATGTTTTGGAGGGTTGGTGGGTTTGATGAAGATTTTACAGGCTATTGGAACGGTCCATTCACCCCCTTCCGTAAAGCCCTGAAGCGAACCGGAAGGATTGAGGACTTGGATAATGTGTATTTAAAGAATCATGCGTTGTTGGTTGAAGGAGCAATGGTATCGGAATGGGGGAGGAGAGGATCCGAGTATGATGTGCGGACTAATCCAAATATGTTGAGAATGCGAAGAATAGCTGACCGTCATTATAATCCAGTTAATCCGTTAAGATTTGAATGGAGGCAAGTAATATGATACCAGCAATGACACCAGTGGAGGTTCACAATTATCTCCGATTTTTAGGATCCGAGTGGTCCGGGCAGGGGTGTGCTGTGGAATTAGGTTCCTGGTTAGGAGCTACTGCCGTTCCTTTATTGGAGGGATTAGTCCATAGTGGGTATGATAAACTGTTTTGGGCTTTTGATTATTGGAGGGCAGACCATAGACAGGTCCAGAAAGCGGCTATACAAGGCGTACGATTGAGCATAGGGCAGGAACTGGTATCTATATTCACTCGCAATACAAAGTCTGTGTATGACGAGGTAATCACAATTCAGGGAGGGCTTCCCAGATCTCTTTCCCAATTCACGGAAAGTCCAATAGAATTTTGTATATTTGATGCACCAAAGAGGAACCCGGTTTTCATCGAATGTATGCAAAAACTGGAACCTCATTTCATTCCAGGTGTAACTGTACTGGGACTTTTGGATTTCTATTCCTACAAAAAGGGAGGAGAAGACAGAAAGGCACCAGTGGATTTCATCACCGAGAATCCCACAAGTTTTACTATGATCAAAGATTGGCCAGGGATATGTTCCTGTGCTTTTTTTAAATATGAAAAACCAATATTATGGAAATAAAGGTAAAAGGACATTTTTGTGTGATGGCTTCAACGGCCGTCAACTACACCATCCGAATAGATTCAATGGATGGGAGAAAACATTTGGTAGTTCCTGTGGTAATGATGGTCGAGGGGGTACACGTTGGGAGCCAGGGGGCAATACTTCACACAGAGGAAGAGTTGTCCAAGTGGACCGAAGCGTGGAATGGAATCCCGGTGACCATTTCTCATCCCAAGAAGGAGGGTGCCAATGTCTCAGCCAATTCACCTGATGTTCTGGATTCATCTGCTGTGGGGCGTATTTTTAATACACACTATGACGGAGGATTGAAAGCAGAAGTGTGGATTGACTATGAGAAAATCAGTGCTAAATCGGTGGAGGCTCTTACCGCAATTGAAAACGGGGAGCCTCTGGAGGTTAGTGTTGGTGTATTTACTGATACCGAAATCGCTGAGGAAGGTGCTCAGTGGAACGGTGAGGATTACAAATCCATAGCCTACAACTACAGGCCTGATCACCTGGCTCTCTTGCCCGGAGAGGAAGGTGCATGCTCGTGGACGGATGGTTGTGGGATTCGTACAAACAAGAAAGGAGGAGTAAAAGTGAAGGAAATGCACAAGACCTTTCAACAGTTAAGCCAGAAAGGCTATGTGGTGTCCCTCCTCACAAATGAGGTGGGGTATCGGGAAATTCAAGACGCTCTCCAAGCCAAGTTACAAAGCCTGAACGCAGAGGATCTTTATCACTACATCCAGGATGTATTTGATGAGTATTTTGTGTATGCCAGGTGGGGGAATGGGGACGCTGAAACTCTATTCAGGCAGGGATATTCAATGGACACAAATGAGAACATCGTGTTCGAAGGAACTGCTGTGGAAGTAAAAAAGAAGGTGGAGTATGTGGCATATAATAAAATGAAACGTAAGTCACCAAGTAGTATCAATTTAAATAAAGGAGGAAAAATGGCAAATGAAAAATCCCTCTGTAGTGAAGCTAAAGTGGATGCACTTATTGCAAATAAGCGGACCCACTGGATGGCCACGGACAGAGAGTGGTTGCTGACCCAGGAGGAAGCAACCATAGCAAAAATGTCTCCGATGGAGCCTGAGAAAGTGGGGGATGACCCGGCTGCAATTCAGGCCAATAAAGCTGCTGCCGTTGACGAGTTCAAAGGCACGCTGAAAACCATCGATGATTACACTGCAATCATGCCAACAGAAATGAAGGCAAGGGTTGACAAGTGGCTGGCTGATGAAGCTGCCGAAAGAGAAGCTCTCGTGAAGAGCATAACTGATAATTCCGACAAGCTCAAGAAAGAAGATTTGGAAGTGTTGAGTGATTCAGTCTTGAAAGGAATTGCCGAATCAATTAAATCACCTGCTGATTATTCCGGTTTGGGAGCTGGTAGCCCTCAAGGTCAAGGTTCTGGGGAACAAGTTGAAATTCCGGTAGAATACAGCGCACATGGAAAGGAGGAAAAATAAATGGCTTATAATAGTATAATTGTTAAATGTTATACCAAGGTGCAAGAGGAGTATACTGCAACAGCAGTGGCTATCACACCTGGTATGCTTCTGGAACTGACTAGTTCAGGTACAGTTCAAGCTCACAGTGGTGGAAGTTCTGCCTGTGGTGGGGAAGTTACTTTACCAATGTTCGCTCTGGAGGATGAACTCCAAGGGAGGGGCATTGCTACTGATTATGCGGTTAGTACCAAGGTTCAATGTTGGATCCCTCGTCGGGGAGACATTGTACAGGCTTTGTTGGCTGATGGTGAAATTGCAGTGATTGGTAGTTTCTTGGAATCTAATGGGGCCGGGGCTCTTCAGGTATATACTGAGGATGATCCTTCTGTACAACAATGGCCATCCAATATTGTTGGGATAGCTCTTGAGGCTTTGGACATAAGTTCCTCAGCCAATGAAACCAATCTGGGCCGTATCTTGGTCCGCATAATGTAAGAAAGGAGGACAAAAATGAGTGTAGATTTATTATTCAATGGGCAGGGACAAGGTTCTGTAGCCCAAGAAGTCCTCGCAAACGGAGGCAGATTGAATGTCGGTACCATGAAACCCTTTATCGGGCGTGATGGTCAATCCTATATTCAGGTTTTCAAAGGAGGAGATCCGAAAAAGCCAGAGAATTATCAAGTCAGTAAACTCAATGATAATACCGCCGTCCTGCGAAGGGATGAGTGGAAAACATTGGATGAGGCTGTTTTGAGAGTTGCTGAAGAGCGGTTGAATGGAGTCAGTGACTTGGTTTCCGCTGGTCTTGAGTATAAAATTGGAAATGGAATGGGATCCACTGTACTGGAATGGCATGACGTGAGTGATGCTCTGACAGCAGAGGCTACCATGGATGGGGTGACCAGGGCCAAGAATGACCGTCAGGTTTTCCAGACCAATTATCTGCCCTTGCCGATTATCCATGCTGATTATGAGATTAACTCCCGGGTGCTTGCTGCCTCAAGGAGTCTCGGTCAGGCTTTGGATGTAGGTATGGCAGAAAGAGCAGCCAGGAAAGTGAACCTGTTGCTTGAGCAGATGTTGTTTACCAACGTCACTTACGCATGGGGAGCCACTGATGATAGGACTCGTAATTCAATTTACAGTTACTTGAATCATCCGGACAGGAATTTGATCACCCTTGCCACTTATGGACAGTGGAATGCTTCGGCAGCAACCGGGGCCAGTATTCTGGCCAGTGTTATTGCCATGAAGCAGGCTTCTTTGGATGATCATTTCTTCGGTCCCTGGAAACTTTACATTCCGCCGGGGTATGAGACCGTACTGGATACGGACTATGATACCACCACTCCGGGAACAACGATCCGTGAAAGGATTATGAAGATTTCCGGAATCACTGGAATCACGGTGGTTGATACTCTCACAGCACATAACGTACTTCTGGTCCAAATGACCTCTGATGTAGTACGCCTGGTGCGTGGAATGGGACTTCAGAATGTT